CAGATACAGCTTATGTTTATGATAGTTATGCTATGAGGCAAGAAGCAGTACCTATTCATGCATCAGCAATTAAAATGCGAGGTAGATATATACCTGTAGTATGGCCTATGGATGGAAGACAAGCTGATAAAGGTTCTGGTAAAAGTTTAACACAACAATACAAAGATGAAGGTGTTAATATGACTAGAGAACATTTTAGTAATCCACCTGCAAATGGACAAAAAGAAAATTCTGGAGGTAATTCTGTAGAAGCTGGTGTTCAAGAGATATATACTAGGTTTAAGACACAAAGGTTGAAAATTTTTAAAAATCAAGGTAAACTGTTAGAAGAATTACGAATGTATCATAGAAAAGATGGTAAGATCGTACCAGCTAATGATGATGTTATTTCAGCAATGAGATATGCAGTTATGTCATTAAGAAAAGCTAGAACAAAATCTTATGATCGTTTACAAATACAATCTGATTATGAGTTTAACATATTTAATTAAAAAATAACATGGCAGGAAAATCATATTCATCAAGTTCACCATTTTCATCTGGATATTCTGGTGCAAAAACTACATCATCAAAAAAATCTTCGCCAACAAAAACTACAAGCAGACCAAATCCACATACAGGTAGCGGATCATCTACAACAAGTGTAGCAACTAGTTCTCAAATTAAATCAAGCGCACAAAAAACAGCGTTAGCAACTGGTCAATCTCAATTAAATAATTACCAAGTACCAAAAGCTGACACACCTTTTTTTTTATTAAATTTAGGTTTGAATATGGCTCAAGGTTTAAGACAAAAAACATTTGAAATAAATAGAGATTATTTTCAAAAAAATGTTGCAGGTAAATTAGGTTTTCAAAATACTCTTGCAGATTATAAAAGATATATAACTGGTAGAGGTCAAGGAACATTAGATGCAATGGGAAGAACAATTGCTAAAGGGGATGGTGGAGGAAATCAAATGCAAACTCAAACTCCTCAAACTCAACCACCACAAACAACAGTTCCAGAAACAGAAGAAGAAGCTAAAAAAAAGAAAAGATCAGCATTAGGTATAGGTTATGGTGGTAGTCAAAGAACTATTTTAACATCTTCAATTGGTGATGAAGCAGAAGCAAATGTTTCTAAAACTATTTTAGGTGGCGGTATAAAAGCATAGTGATTGTAGCAGTTACAGAAGAAGAATGGCGTAAGCCAATATTTAATTACGTTGCACCAAAAGCACATATTAATACAGATTTAGATAATAAATTTTCTTTTATAGGTTTTGTTGAAAGAGATGTATCTGGAAAAGATAATATTATGGGAGGAGTATTATTTTCTGATTATGATGGTCATAATATTTTTATTCATTTAGCATTAGATACTCCTAGAGTTTGTCAAAGACGATTTTTAAAAATGGTATTTTTATACTGTTTTATTCAATTAAAATGTAGTAGAATAACCGCTTTGTGTCGTAATGAATACAAAAGAAATGAACGCTTGTTAAAAGGCGTTGGATTTGTTAAAGAAGGTGTATGCAGACAAACCATGAAAATTGGTAATAAATTTGTAGATGCCGCAATTTACGGTATGTTAAAACAAGAATGTAAATGGATATAATATTATGGGAATGAAATCAACACCACAAATGCCACCACCAGTTGATCCAATAGTAACTGATAAAACTGCTGAAGCAGAAGCAAAATTATCGGCAGAAAAAGAAAAAATGTTAAGCTCAAAGAAACAAGGAATGTACGGAACTATACTTACTTCTGGACAAGGAGTAACTGAAGAAGCTAATACAGAAAAAACAGTATTAGGTGGCGGAATAAAATAATATGGCTTCATACGAGTATATTAAAAAACGTCTTGGCTCTATGGAAGAAAGTAGAGGCACATGGGAAACTCATTGGCAAGAAATTTTAGATTATGTTATGCCAAGAAAAGCAGACGTTATTACTTTAAGAACTAAAGGTGAAAAAAGAACTGAAGTATTGTATGACAGTACAGCAATAACTGCTAACAATTTATTAGCCGCTTCATTACAAGGAACACTTACATCACCATCATTAGCATGGTTTTCAATTAAATTAAGAGATGAAGTATTAAATCAAAATAGAGAAGTTGCTTTGTGGTTAGAAGATACTGCAAAAAGAATGTACGACACTTTTAACGAAACAAATTTTAATACTGAAGTACATGAGTTATATCTTGATCTTTGCTCAATAGGTACTGGTGCAATTTTTGTTGAAGAAGGTAAAAATGGTTTTGATACAGATGGTATTCATTTTAATTGTTTACACATTGCAGAATATTACATTCAAGAAAATATAAATGGTACAGTTGATACACTTTACAGAAAATATAAATTAACAGCTAGACAAGCTGTTCAAGAATTTGGTGAAGATAATTTAGGTGAAAAAGTTTTAAAAGCGGCTAGAGAAAAACCAGAAAAAAATTTTACATTTATTCATGCAGTAGAACCAACAGCAGATTACGAAAGAGCAATTGGTAAAACTGCAACTAAACTTCCATTCCATTCTTGTCACGTTTGTGAAGAAGATAAAATGGTTGTTAGAACAGGTGGTTATAATGAGTTTCCATATTTAGTACCTAGATGGTCTAAAGCAACTGGTGAAATTTTTGGAAGATCACCAAGTTATAATGCGTTACCAGATATTAAAACTTTAAACAAAGCAGTTGAGATTGGATTAAAAGCATGGGCTAAAGCAATTGATCCACCATTACTTGTTCAAGATGACGGTGTAATTGGTAGAGTTAGAATGACACCTGCTGGAATAACTGTAATTAGAAATGACGGTGCTGTTAAACCATTACAAATTGGTTCTAACTGGCAAATAACTGACATGAAAGAAAATCAATTAAGAACTGCTATTAGACAAGCATATTATTCAGACCAATTACAATTACAAGAAGGCCCACAAATGACAGCAACAGAAGTTCAAGTTAGATATGAATTGATGCAAAGATTATTAGGGCCAACATTAGGTCGTTTCCAATCAGAATTTTTAAATCCATTAATTGAAAGAGTATTTGGAATTATGTTTAGAGCAGGTGCTTTAATGACAGCACCAGATGTAATTAGAGATACTACAATTGATGTAGAATATGTTGGGCCATTAGCTAGATCACAAAGAATGGAAGAAGCAGTTGCAATTGAAAGATTATATCAATTAGCTATGAATATTGCGCAAGTTGATCCTGCTATTATGGATAACATAGATCACGATAACGCAATTAGAATGAGAGCAAAATTATTAGGTGTACCAAAAACTGTTATGAGAGGTACTGAGCAAGTTCAAGAAATGAGAGCCGCACAAGCAGAAGCACAACAACAAGCGGCAATGGCACAACAAGCACAAGCACAAGCACAAGCTATGAACACACAAGCTGACGCAACTAAAAAATTAGCTGACCCTAATGTACAATCAGCAATGTCTGATATGGTAGATGATATGGGTATGGCCGATATGACGGGATAATATGGCAAAAGATCAAGACAATGATCTAAAACAATTAAAACAACAATACAAAATTACATTTTCATCTAAAGAAGGTGAGAAGGTATTAGCAGATTTAACGTCTGCTTATTATCATAGGAGTTCATTTATAAAAAATGATCCCCATGAAACATCATACCGTGAAGGACAAAGATCGGTATTAATCAGAATAATAAATCTATTAAAGGAGGATAAAAATGTCTGATGAACAAACGACCACAACTGACAATCCAGAAACTACTATAGCTAATTCAATACAAGAAACAGCTAATACAGTTCTTGGATCAGAAAGTGATAATCAAGATTGGAAATCATCACTATCTGACGAATTAAAAAACGATCCAACACTTGCTAATTTTAAAGATGTTGAAGGTCTTGCTAAAACAGTAATACATCAACAAAAAGTTTTAGGCAGTAGAGTACCTATTCCTAAAACAGATGAAGAAAAAGCAGAACTTTATAATAAATTAGGAAGACCAGAAGACGCTAGTAAATACGAAATTAATATACCAAATGAAATGGTTGATTATTTTAAAAAAGAAGATGTTGAGCAATTTAAAAACGTAGCGCATAAAATTGGATTAAATAATGAACAAGTTAATGCGTTAATGGAATACCAAGTTCAATCTACTCAAAATAATTTAAACAATGAAGGTTCAGTAATGGCTCAACAAAAATCACAAGCAGAAGAAGTGCTTAAAAAAGAATGGGGCTATGATTATGATAAAAATGTTAGAGCCGCAGATAGAGCATTAAATGTTTATGGTGATGATGAGTTAAGAACTCTTTTAACCGAAACATCTGCTGGTAATAATCCTGCTGTATTAAAATTTTTAGCAACTATTGGTAAAGAAGTAACAGAAGATATGGCTCAAAATACTACTAATAATAGATTAGCTGTATCACCATTAGATGCTAAAGAAGAAATTAATAATATTATGGCTGATACAAGTCATGCTTATTTTGATCCATCACATCCAAACCATGAAATTGCTGTAGAAAAAATGCGACAATTACATGAAAAAGTATATGGTAAATAAGTCACAATTGTGATATTATTACAACAGTAAGTTTGCCCGTAAAGGACAACAAACTTCCAAGTCATGTGGACTATAAAACCGTGTTGATTGTATCGTTATTACAATAAGGTTTCCCGTAAGGATAAAGACCGATTAATGAGAATATGGTTTAATGCATTTGTATTATACCCCCTATTCTTAACTTTTAAATAAAGGACTAAAAACATGAGTACACAAATAACAACAGCTTTTGTAGAACAATACAAAAGTAATGTGTTTCATCTAGCGCAACAAAAAGGTTCTAGATTAAGAGGTGCGGTGAAATCTGAAACAGTAACAGGTACATCTCACTACTTTGAAAGAATTGGCGCTACTGCGGCACAAGTAAGAACAACAAGACATTCAAACACTCCTCAGATTGATACTCCTCACTCTAGAAGAAAAGTTACATTGGCTGACTACGATTGGGCTGATTTAATTGACCAAGAGGACAAAGTAAGAATGTTGATTTCACCTCAATCTGAATATGCGAAAGCTGGTGCTTACGCTATGGGTAGAGCAATGGATGACGCTATTATTGCGGCGGCTTCTGGAAATGCATTTGGTGGTGTAGCTGGTGCTACTACTATCGCATTACCTGCGTCACAACAAATAGCTGTAGGAACTTCATCTTTATCAGTAGATAAACTTATCTCTGCTAAAGAAATCCTAGATGCATCTGACGTTGATCCAGATGAACAAAAATATTTAATTTGTTCAGCTAAAGAGATCACAGCTTTACTAGGTGAAGAAAAAATCACTTCTGCTGACTACAATAGTGTTAAAGCACTTGTTGCAGGTCAAGTAGATACTTTCATGGGCTTCAAGTTCATTAGAACTGAAAGAATTGCTCAAGATGGTTCTGGTGATAACCTTGCTTTAGCTTTCACTCAATCAGCTATTGGTCTTGCTTTAGGTAGAGATATCCAAACAAGAATATCTGAAAGAGATGACAAGAACTACGCAACTCAAGTATTCCTATCTATGACGATTGGTGCTACTAGAGTTGAAGACGAAAAAGTTGTAGAAATCGCTTGTAACGTATAATATACTTACAATTTCAACTTACCTTTAGAGGGCCATT